AGTTGCTTCAGGAGTGCGGTGTCCTTGCCCAGCCCACCGGCCAGCGTACGGAAGAAGCCGCTCACGCCAGCCGAAGCTGCCACCGATGCCGAGTCAGCCAGAGCGTTGAAGCCCAGCTTACCCATCATCGACATGTGAGCGCCCATCTGCAATGCGCGGGCAATCGGCATTTCCTTGTTGTCGAGGTTGTCGTCCAGCGAACGCACGAGGAAGTCGATACCGTCCACTTCCTTAGTCGTGGCACCAGTTGCGCGGAGCGCGTCCTTCAGTGCCGTCACGTGTGCGTCGTCGGTGAGCCCAGCCTTAGCCAGTGCGATCTTGCCTGCGAACTTCGAGGAGCCTCGCTGAACCATGCGGCCCATGTCGGTGTCCATGTAGTCGAGCAGGCGAGTGCCGTCAGGCTGCTGCGCGAGCAAGTCGAACTCAGTACGGGTACGGTCGCTGATGATGTCCTTCAATGCCTTCTTGAAGTCTTCGGCCATGACACCCGTAACCTTGCTGCCGTGCCACTTCTCATTCAAGAGGTCAGCGGCTACCGAGCCGAAGTGGTCGTCTGCACCCTTCAGTCGGCTGTCCGGGTCGCGCATGATCTGCGTCAGGTAACGATCCGTCAGGTTGTCGGCATGCTCAACGACATGCTGGTTCAGTGCTGACATCGCGGTCTGATCCACCGGGCCGTTCTTCAGCATCTTGTCGAGTGCCGGGTTCAGCACCTTCTGCCGGTACTGCTCGCGCAGTGCCTGCTTGAACGAGTTGAACTTGCCTGCGTCCTCGTTGTAGATGCGCGTGAGTTCCTGCCAGTCCCATGCGTACGGCATGTGGCCCACGTAGCCGGTCTTGTTGATCGACTCGCTGTACGGGTCGCCTGCCTTGCGGCCTGCTTCCGTCACGTCACGCCAGAAGCCGTCGAGGATGTTCGCCAGTTCACGGATACCTGCCGATGCTGTGCTGTTGTGCGGCACGCCACGCTTGATCGCATCGCGGCGCGCAAGGCGCTCTGCTGCCACCTCACGTCCGATCCGCTTCTCAGCCGCGTTGGCGAAGATGCCCTGCGAGAACTTGACCTTCTCCTCTGCCGTCATGAGCGTGGGCATCAAGCGATCCAGAGCCTCGTACATAGGCTTGCGGAAGTTCGCCGTCAGTGCTGCCTTGGTGATCGCCGCCGAGGTTGCGTGCTGCCGGTTGTTACCCGTCGCATCCTCACCGAGAGCCGAGGCCCACATACGCACGCCCTTGTTCTCTGAGCGGCCCAGTTCCAGACCCACGGAGTCGAGCCAGCCCAGTGCCGTCTTGCCTGCACCCTTGAGCGAGTCACGCATCGCACCGTAGTACGCCGTGTGCCAGTCGCGGAGGCGTTGCGTCTCCACCGGCTTAACGTCAACCCAACGGTCGATCTGATCCTTCATCGCCTGCGCCATAGCGCCGAGTTGAACATCATCGCGTGCGGGCGGCTGCGACAGCACCGTGTTGTACGTGCCGTCCTTCATGAGGTGAGCTTCTACCGGCTCAGCGATCAGGTGATCCGACAGACCGATCGCCTTCACGAGCGCATTCGTCTCCTTCGGCTTCAGGCCCAACAGTGAGCGCACTAGGTCAACCGTCTTAGACAGCACGTTACCGTTCTGCACGCGCATGGACTTCAGATGCTCAATGAACTCCGACTTGCCTGAGTACAGGCCAGCCAAGAACTCGTGTGCGTTCTTGAAGTAATACTTCGTGATCGGGTTGTTGCCCTTGTACTCAGCACGAGCGCGGCGACGAAGCTGCTCCAGTTGCTTGACGATGCCACCGTGTACCGAGTCGGGACGGCGGAGGCCGTAGTCGAGCTTGTACGCGGACACTGCATGGCTGATCTCGTGAAGCTGTGTAGCTTCCGGGTCCAGCCCGCCAGTACGCATCGCGTCTTCGGGGAACAGGTGGACTGTGTGCGTTGCACGCGAGTAGTGAGCGCGGCCCGCGCCCGCATGCTCAACCACCGGCACGTCATCGCGCAGTTGCTCGCGCAGTCGCCCTGCCATAGCGCGCACCATCGGGTCTTTCGCGTTCTCCGACAGGTCGCCCAATAGCTTGCCTGCGGTCGTAGTCGGAGCCGCTGCCTTCTGCTCTGCGTTCAGATGCGGATTCCGCTCAGAGCGGTCGATGTACTCGATCTTGGCGTCGGGTTGAATGCGCGACTCTTGCGGGTGCTGCTCCTCCTCTGCCTTCACCGCGTCCGATACTTCGACGTGCTTACCTCCATGCTCGATCAGCGTTTCTTCGGGAATCCACGGCGTCACGCGTTCACGTTCGAAGCCAGCGGCCTCGCGTGCTGCTGCTCGTGCTGCCGGGTCCATCGCATCGTGAATGTCGGTGTTGGCCTGCATGTTGCCTTCCTTCTCAGCCTTGACCTTCGCTGCCTCCTCCTCCTTGATCTGCTCACGCATAGCGCGGCGCGACTCCACCGACTCAAAGGCGTCAGCGAGGTGTCCCTCACCGATGCCCATGCTACCCTCACGCGAACCACCATCGACGGCTGCTCGCATCTGCTCGTCGCTCAGCGGGTCTTTGATGATGCCAGCCATCGGGTCTTCTGACTTGACCGAGTGGCCCGCGCTGCCGGTGATGTCGTCCAGCGTCTGCTTGGCGTGGTCGCCTGCTGCCTTCGCTGCACCACCGAGGTCTTCGTGTGCGCCCCACTCCTTAGCCATACCAAGCGCGTGACCCATGCCGCCGAGCAATGCGCCGGTCAGACCGTTCTGAAACAGTTCCGGCCAGTGGAGGTCGCCGTTGTCCATCTTCGTGACCGCTGCCGAGGCGAGCATGTTGCCTGCCGCACCTTCTACTGCACCGGCCACCAAGCCGCCCGAGCGGAGCGCAAATGCAGCGCGTGCTGCGTTAGCAATGGTGCCTGCGCCCAGCGTAGCTGCGAGCATGACGGGATCGCCCATGCCTGCGCCTAGTTGTGCCACCGTGTTGCCGAAGCCAGCGAGCCCTGCGGTGTTCGCTGCACGCTCTTGGAAGTCCAAGCGCTGCGTTGCCATCGCCATACGGCGCGACCACTCTGCGTCGCTGCTGGAGCCAGCCACGTACTGTGCGAGGTGTTCGTCGTGAATCACGCCGGTCTGCGCAACTTGGTCCTTCTGATCTGCGCTCATGGCCCAGCCTTGTACCGGCTGCTCTTGGCGGAACGCGTCCTGCATGCGCCCGGCGATGGTGTCCCACTGCGCCGCTTGGATGAACGACTCAGCGAAGCCCGCGTCGTGCGTGGTGTCTGCAACCCGCGCTGCGTTCTGCTGTGCCTGCTGCGCGTACAGCGAGAGGTCGTTCTGTCCGAGGTGCGCGTCGAGCGCCACCGTGTCATTGCTGATCGCGTCCGCGCCTGCTGCTGCGAGGCTCTGTGCGTTGTCGCGTAGTGCCTTCGCCTTGTCCACCGCCGTGCCGCCTGCTTGTCCGGTAACCGAACTGCGGGGCATGAAGCTCGTGGGATCGTTCGACGTAACCACCGATTCGCCATCGTCCAGCACCTTGCCTGCGTACGCCTGCGTCTCCGGGTTGTTCCAGTTCGCCTTGTTCCAGCCACCGTTGTATGCGCGGAGTGCGTCCGCTGCATTGCCGAAGTGCTGCATGTTCTCCGTCATGACGTAGCGGTGAATCTGCAACGCGTCATCGAAGTTCGTAGGGTCGAGGTCACGGCCCAAGCGCTTGCTCACCGCTGCAATCGTTGCGGGCATCGCTTGCGCCCAGCCAATCGCGCCAGCCGGTGACACTGCGTTAGCCTTACCGCCCGACTCCACCATGAACTGCCGACGCGTCGTGCCTGCCGGAAGCGGGATCGCTGCGTCGCTTGCTGCCATTTCATTCTCTTGTTCCGGTGTGAACGGATTGTCTTGCATGGTAGCCATAAGCTCTCCTAAGAATTGGGTAACGCGAATAGAACAACCCGCTCTTGCGAACGGGCTGTACTGACGCGCTTATTGGAACTCTGACGGGATCGCCAGAGAGTTGTCGTCTGCTGTGGTCTTCTTCGGTGCTGCGTACGTGTCCTTGTATCGCTTGCCCACGTCGCGGGCATCGAGGTACACGTTCATCGGTGCGAGAGTCTTCTTGTTCACGAGCATCAAGACCATGTGACCGCCGCCTAGTTGCTCGCCGGTCTGAATCTGATAGTCGTCTGCCGAGAAGTTCTTCATGTCCCCACCGGCCCGTTGGGCTTGCGCAGTTACCTGCTCGCCCACGAGGGACTTGACCGCTTGCTGATAGCCGGTGTCCGTCTGATTACCGAAGCCGGGATACGCCTTGTTCACCGCCTCCGAGAAGCTGCCGTCGCTCACTGCCGGGTTGTGCAGGACGAATGCACCCGGTACGAAGTCAGCGTGCTTCAGCGACTGCGCGAACGCCACCTTCGCTGCCTGCTCGTCGGTGTAGTTGAACGCCGCCTTCAGCTTGGCGATCTGTGGGCCGATCTGCGTGGCGAGTGCCTGCTTGTTCCCGTCATTGAGGTTGAACTCGGTTAGCTGCCCCGGCCCGCCGATGAACGGCACCATCTGCTTGAACCAACTGGGATCGGCACCGGCGACAACCGCGGTCGCTGCCTTCTTGTCTTCGGGCGTTGGCTGTACCGTCGCAGCACGTGCGAGGACTTGACGCTGCGACAGAAGCTGGTCCGGGTCGTTGATGTCGATGTTCGAATTCAGCAACGCGATGACCTTGGGAGCCGACGCACCGAGGTAGTTCGTCAGCGCTGCTGTGCCGTTCGGTGCCTTCATCATCATCGACGCGTACGCTAGGGTCTGCGCCATTGCCGGTGTAGCGGGCTGGCTCCCTTCGACCAGCGGCTGTAGCTGCTGCTGGAACTGCTGGGTCAGGAGTGGGCTGCGCGTACGTTCGTACTCGCTTACTGCGGCGAGCTTGTTGATCGTCGTCTGCGCCTGCTCGGGAGTCGTATTGTCTCCAATCGACTTCTTGAACGTCTCGTCAGCCGCCTGCTCCAGCGATCCGGGTGCGTACGGGATGCTCTTAAGCTGGGCGTACTGCCCGCTGTTCAGCGCCTGCAATCCGTCCGTCACGCCCTCGTCGTAGTTCGCCTGCTTGTTGCCTGCCTTCGCGGCTGCGGCCTTCATCTTGGCGTCGCCCGCGTACAGCGACTGCACGAGCTTGGCGTACATGCCGTTGTCGATCATCGGCGTGGTGCTGCCGTTGAGCGTGCGGTCCTTCATGTTCATGTCGTCCACGATCTTGCGCAGCGCCTGCTCACCATCGGGAGAAGCCGGAATGCCGGTCGTGCCCTGCGTGAGGTTGTACACAAGCCCCTGCCGCGAGGTGAGGATGTCCGCAGAGTTCGGGTCATTCAGCCGGTGCTTCTCGGCCCATAGCGGCATCTGCTTGTCGATAGCATCGCGTGCTTCGAGCGGTAGCTTGTTCCACACTTCCGGCGTCTGCTTGGCTACGTCCACGTACGCGAAGTTGCCGCGCAGACCGTTCGCCGTGATCGACTGGGTAGTGGCTTTGATCCACGCCTCGTCCGTCATGCCCGGAAGCTGCGCAAGGTTATCCTTGATGCGCCCACGCGCCGCGTCGATGCCCGGCTGATCCTGTACCTTCACTGCTGCTGCGATGCTGGCCTGCTCTGCGTCGCCGGTGCTGATCTGATTGTTGCCGTACGCGTTGATGTTCTGCTCTTGGATGTACTGCAAGTGCTGCTTCATGTGCGTCTGGAGCATCGGCCCCATCTGCTCACCGAGCTTCGCCTGCACCAGCATGTCCGTTGCGGGGTCACCTGTGCTGCCGATCTTGCTGGCCTGATCCACGAGGTACTGACGCACCTGATCGGGAGACTGCTTGCGCAAGTCGGGCATCGACGCCATGAAGTCAGTCTGCGACTGGTTCATCGCCGTCATGGCGGTCATCTGCTGCGCGCCCTGCGTCGTCGCGTCAGGGCCGAAGATTTGCGTCCACTTCGGCTGATCGTTCTTAACGTCGATCATGGCCTTGCCCTGCGCTACCTCAGCCATGCCCTGAAAGTACATCTGCTTCTTCTGCTGCTCAACCAGCGGCTGTAGCATGCCCTGCGTCAGCCGGTTCAGCGAGTCGATGGTTTTCATTTCCGAGTTCGCACCACCGACCAATCCCATGTCCTGCTGCGGGGCGCGTACGCCGCCGTCGCCCTGATACGAGCCAGCACCGCCGCCATCGAGGCGAGTCTGCGAACCCGCCCCGGTTGCGGTGCTTTGCTGCACTACTAAACCGCCGTCACCATTCAAGGCGAAGTTCGCCATACTTGCTCCTTACTTAAGTGTGAAGTTGAATTCCCCGCCGCTGCTGCCTACGGTGCTGGAGAAGAACCCGTTCGTGTCGCCGCCGACATCGGCCTTGAAGCCGTAGTCGTGACCGCTGCCGACGCCCCAGTTGTTGCTGCTCGACCAGCCGCCAGAGCCGATACCTTGGACTCCTGACAGAACAGCGCTTGCACCTGAACCTGCTGTGACGCTGCCGATACCGTTGCCGACTGTGCTGCCGCCATGCAGGCCCGACATGATCGAGCCAACGTCAACGCCGAACATGCCTTGGATTGCTGCGTCGCCCGGATCGGTTGCGATAGGCTTCATCGGCTCGATCTGCGTCTGCGCGATGTTCACGCCGTAGTCGAGGTTAGCCACGCTCTGCGACTGGTCCTGCGAGAAGACCATGTTGCGCATGATCCCCACCGAGGCGAGGTGTGCGTCGAAGGTCATGCTCGCAGTCTTGTCGGCCTGCTGCGTGCGCTGGCGTCCCTGCGTCTGAAGCATCGTTTCGCGCATGATCGCGGCGCTGCTGCCGCCCACGCCGCGTGCGGACGCGTCGGCCTGCATCGCACCGAGCGTCGCCGCATTGTTGATCTGCTGCTCCAGCGAGCCCCGGTTCATTGAGTCGAACTGGCGCTGGATGTTCGTCTGCTGGTTGCCGTACTGCGCGCCGATTGCGTCGGCCTTTTGGTTGTTGCCGATACTGCGCTGCGTGTTGGCGAGATTGGCCTGAGCGATCAGGAATCCGTTACCCGCGTACCGCAGCATGTTCGCGTTGTTCGCGTTAGTCGTGGCGAGCAAGTTGCTGGCACCCACGTTAGCCTTGTCGATTGTGTAGTTCGCCGCGTTGGTGGCGTTCTGCAACTCGGCCTTCGCAGCGCCGCCAGCGGCCTGCATCCCCATCTGGATCATTGCACCCCACATGGGTTAAACCCTCCGAGAGTTAGAGAAGAACTGACCCACCCACTCAATCGCGGAGATCGACATAGGCAGGCACGTGCGGGACTTGAACGTGACACGATGCTCTGTGTTAGCGCGGCCCGCTGGCACGCTGATGGTTGTGGTCGCCACCGGCTGTACGCCCACCATGTCGGTATCCCAGCCGAGAATCCGGCCATTGAACTTCGCCACCGTCTTGTCCACTCCGCTCGCCGTCAGCACCGTGTCCATGCCTGCGGTGTCCGTGACAGACACTGCGTAGCGCTGGACAGTCAGCCGCCCGGTCGTGATCGCCTTGTCGTTCTGATCGCGCACGTACGGTGCAGTGATCGTCACGTACGAGGCGTAGTCCCAGCCGGTCTGAAAGTTCGCGGTCGTGTATCCCTTGGCGAGGTACGGCGCGGCGAACGCGTCCCAGTTAGCAAGCGGGGAGTGGTACAGGAACTCAGGCTTCGACACATCCACCGATGCGTAGCAGTCCGGCCACATAGAAGCCGTGGCTCGATTAGGGAACTGGAGCGCGATGGAGCCGGTCGCCTGACTCAGCGGACGCAGCCCGTCTAGGTACGGCGTACCTGACTGCTTGGCGTCGAGGCTGAAGCTGACGGCCATGAGGCTGTACTTCGTGTTGTGTCCGACAGCACCATTGGGAGTGACGAAGAACGCGATCAGCGTCTGCCGGTGCGGCGTCATGCCGACCAGCGTGCCCATCGACGGGCTGACTTCCCACCGGCTCCACGAGTCCCACGCACGCTGCTGCGAGCCTGCCGAGTCGATGTACGAGTACACGTAGAAGCCCGAGGTGTAGCCGTCCGTTCGCACGAACAGCGTCGCCGGTGCCGAGAGCGCGGCGAGTTCAATCGGTCGCCCGCGCATGTACTTGTCCAACTGCTTCGAGATTTGATACGTCTCAGGAGTGTCTTGGAACAGCCCTAGCTGGAACTGGTTAAGCTGCCCAGCGTACGGTGAGCCGCCCGACTGATCGCTGGCGTCTCGCGCCTTGCCGTAGAAGATCAGGTTCCCGTTCGTCACCGGCTGCGCGTTCGTAGCGTCCCGCTCTGCTGCCGTGGTCGATACGGAGATCGTCTGCGGCGATGCCACCTGACGGCCCGAGATCACGTACTGGTTGCGCTTGCCGAACATGAACAAGTCTTTGTTGAAGGTCACCGAGCGCGAGATCACATCGTCAGCCGCGCCGAGTGCGTACACCTCAATCGGGTCGTCGTCATGCACCGACAGCATCGTGTCGCGGAAGAAGTTGAAGTAGTCACCCGCCTTCGACATGAAGATGGTCCCGTTCGCCACGATGACCAAGCGGTCTTGAAACATCGTGAGCATCGAGATTTGCTTACCGAAGAAGTACGGGATAGCGCCGGTCGCGTTCAGGTCGCCGCAGCGTGACGCGGAGAAGCCGGGGGCATTGAACCCGTACGACACGTTGCTCGCGTTCTTCGCTGCGTTGAGGTCCGGTGCTGCGCCGATCACGAAGTCGTTACCGTCGCTGCTGATGCCGCCTAGCATGAGTACCTGCCCCGGAGTCACGATCTGCGCCGGTGCCTCAACCCACGTTCCGGTAGTCCAGCCGCTTGCTGTAACAGCGTCCCCGATGAACTTCATGTAGTACGGGTGAGCCGCGCCCTTGCTCTGCACCTGAACAACCTTACCGTTCAAGTGGACCGAGGAGAGCTTCGCCGGGTCGTCAACCGTATTGAAGACCGAGCGGAACAGCGTACCGTCGCCGCCGTCCTCAGCCGAGATAGCGCTGGCATTCCAGATAGTGATGGTGCCGCCGACCGCACTGACCTCTGCGAAGCCCTGCGTGTGCAGGTAGCTCACGAGTTGGGCTGCGATGTCTGACGGCTGCACGCTCTGCGCTGCCGTACCGATCCATGCGTTGACCGCCGAGTTGTAGGCGTTCACACGGTCGTTCACCTGCTTCTGATAGTCAGTCGCTGACTGCGGGATGTCCGAGGTGTTCAGCAAGGTCGGGTAGCTAGATGCCAGCGTCGTCCGCGTCGCCACGAACACGCGACCATCGGACTTGCGCGTAACGCTCAGAGTGAAGGTGCGGCTGTACGCACCGCCGCGTACCCATGCAACGCCGACTGTGTTGCTCGCCGCGTACGGGTCAGTCGTGCTGTATCCCGGACCCATGCCTTGCGCTGCCATGCACACGTAGTCCCCGACCGTTGTGACAGCCGAGATACCACCTGTGAGCCACGGCGCGGTGAACGTTGGGTTCGGGTTGACTACGTTGAGGAACTTCGAGTCATCCTTGTTCAGCACGAACAGGGACGACATTTGATCGCCGGCCACTGACGGTGTGACTTGGTACAGCAGGCAGTACTCCTTGCCGCGCACGAAGAACGTGTATTCCCGGTAGTTCGTCAGGTCCGCGAGAGTCTGCGGTGTCAGTGTCGCGCTGGTCGTCGCGTCCGTCTCTGCGAGCCATACGGAACCGGGACGGCGGGCGAGGCCCACAACCGGGTCCGACAGCATGTTCACCTGTTCCCACATTTGCCCCGGATGCCGCTCCTGCGGAACCTGCTCCGAGACTCCCCGCGTGACCGAGGCGTAACTTCCCACTACCTTACCCATTAGACCTCCTTACCAACGGCGGCGTGCGAAGCGGCTCATTGGCGCAATCAATCGCAGGTGCTCCGCAACGCTGGGTGTGTTGAACATGTTCACGCGTGAGTTACGGATGTGTTCCGCACGCAACGTGGAATAGGCTTGCTGATACGCCGCACCGAGCTTCGAGTACTTGTTGTTGTCGCCGTCGAAGCTGTTCTGGAAGTCCAGTTGAGTGCGGCACGAGATAACGTGTTGCGCCAGCATCGGCAAGTCCTCGAAGGGAATCTCGCGGACGACGAAGGCGTTGACCGAGCCATTGACTAGGCTGCGCAGGTCGTACGTTGAATTGGATCGGTCGTACAGGCGGCGTCCGCGCTGCACGATGCGTGTGTCTCCCGCGTCCACGTTGATAGCGTCTGCGGGCACGTACGCATAGCCGTACTGCACGTCGAGTGCAATCGTCTGTGCGTCTGAGTTGAACCACCAGCCCTTAGCCTGCTCTTGGGTGTTGGTGGTCTTAAGTTTGTTGAGCGCCGCCTGCACGAAGGGATGGTCGGCGTCAATCGCATTGAGTGGCGACTCTCCCATTGTGTCGAGGCACGCGTTCACTACGTCGAGTGTGGAAATAGCGGCCACTGAATGCTCCTTAAACGAAAAAGCCCCACACCGGGTAGGCATGGGGCTAGGGTGCGGCTGGTTAAGCCGACTTCAGGACACCGGCGAATGCCGGGTTGTTCGGAGCGACACCGAACGAGAGGTGTGCGTCGATGAACCACATCTTCGACTTCTGATCGTAGAAGACCTCCGAAGTCAGCGGGATGGTTTCACCGGCGAGCAGCGCACGCGGCGAGAACACCGATGCGATGGTCTTCGAGAAGTCACCGTCATACGCAGCGCCGTTACCAGCGTTCGACAGGTAGTGACCCGTCACGTTGGTAGTCGGAACGTTGTTCGAGAAGTAGATCGGCACGCCAGCAGCCGAGATCGCCTTCGTCTTGATCGTCGTACCGTCGCTCGTAAGGAGTTCGCGGTCGATCAGGCGGTTGTTCTGGAGCAGCGTGTAGAAGTACTTCGGCTTCGTCACGATGACGAGACCATCGTCGTGCGGGTCCACGTCCTTGTCGGCCATCGCGGCGAACATGTCGAGGAGCTTGCCTTCGAGCTTGACCGGATCGAGTTCATCGCCAACAGCGGCGAAGGTCGTGGTCGTGCCCGGTTGCCAGCCGCTCGGGTACTGCGACATGTCGGTGATGCCTGCGGCCTTGATCGCTTGGATGAAGAACGCTTGGTCGAAGAACTTCGAGATTGCGATACCGTGTTCCGTACCGATTGCGGCGCGTGCGTCGTACGAGCTTTGGAAGTCGTCCAGCAGCGGCACGACAGCGCGGGCATTCACCAGCGTGTCGATTGTCAGCTTGACCTTCTGTGCCTGCACCACGTTCGCATCGGGTTCAGTACCCGGCGTGACCTTCGAGAGGGTCGATTGACCGACTTGGAAGTTCGTGATCGTGGACGTACCCTTCACCGGGCGAACCGGGACGAAGTTACGGATGATGGAGCGGCGAGCCAGCGTGTGTTCCACAACGCCGCCGTACTCCTCAATGTGGAGCGCCAGCGGGTTCGTTGCGGACGGTGCTGCGCCGATCTGTGCGTTGTTGCCAGTCTGAAGCGCTGCGCCCGGACGGTTGACGTTCGTGTAAGACAGACCCATGTGTAGGATTCCTTATTGTGAAATTGTGTGATTGGCCAATGACACGTTTCTGTGTCTTCCGAGTTGACCGAAATGAGAAAAGGCCCGCCAGCGGTTTGCTGGACGGGCCTCTGCGGGGTTACAGCGGGTGAGGCTTAGCCTCGGTACATGGCACGGCGCGCTTGTAGTGCGGCGTACTCACGGCTACCTTCGATGCTGCCTTGCTGGCGAATCTTGGCGACTTCGCGGGCGTACTCAGCGGGACTCAGCGGGCCGTTGCCAGCCGCCGCGCCTGCTCCTGCCACCACGGCTGCGTTGACTGCCGATGCCTGCGGGCTGATGGTCACGCCCGGCGCGCCGCGATAGCTGTTCACCAGCCACTGCGACACCGCCTCTGCCAGCACACCGCCACTGGCGAGCGCTGTGTTGATCGCTTCCTTCTCAGCAGGCTCGGCATTGGCGCTGGCCCATTCGAGGGTTTCGGCCCACACCTTCTCGTCGCCGCCCGCAGCGTGCAGGCAGGCGTCGTAGATCGCAGCGGACTTGGCCTTCTCTTGCTCAGCGAAGCGGCCCTGCGCCTCCTTGGCGAGGTTCAGGTGCTGTTCCCAGCCCGTCACACCCTTCTCTGCCAGCGCAGCCGCCAGCAGGCTGAAATCGCCCTGTGCTGCTGCCTGTACTGCCGGGTGATTGGCGGTGAAGCCAGCGCGCCCGATGAAGTCGAGCGCCACGTCGAGGCCCGCGTCGCCCGTCTTCTCGAAGGACACGGCACCCTTGCTCGGATCGACCCAGCCGCCCTTCTCAAGCTCAGCGGCCTGTGCCCGCTCCGCTGCCTGCTCGGGCGTTACAGCCTCCGAGGCAAGCGGGAGCGCAACCTTGGCTTCGGGCTGGTTGCCTGCTTCGACCGCAGGCGTTACTGCTTCTTGTGCGGGGGAGGCTACTTGCGCCGGTGCTACGGTTGCCGATGCTGCTGCTACTGCTGCGGTTTGTTCGCTCATTACTGTCCTTGATTAGGTTGGCCGCTCATGACGGCTGATGCGACTGGGCGTGCTACCTGCTGCGCCAGCGCTGCTTGTTGTGCGTTCTCCATGTCGGCCTTCTGCTGATCGGCTGTCTTGACGTACTGCGAGTAGTCAACGCCGCGACCCGCGAAGATCGCCTTGGCGATTGCGTCGAGGTTCAGCACAGCGAGGGCTTGTGGAGGCATACCGCTTACTGCGGCGAGGTCTTGAAGGCAGAGCTTCAGGTTGTCGAGGTCACCGTTGCGGGAGAGTGCGTCGAGCCCGGTAATGACCATCGGGGTGATCTGCGTCCCGCCGAGGTCAACTCCGGTGCGCTTGACCAGCCAGAAGGCCATAGGCAATTGGAAGTCCACCGCGAGGCGTGAGTACACACCACCCAGCGACGTTTCCAACTCGTTCGCCTGCATGCGGACTTCTTCAGCCGTGACCCGCTCCGCGTCGCGCACTACCGCACTGCCGATCAGGAAGACCCGACCGATGCGGTTCACGTACTTGGTAGCCACGGTGTCGATGTACTGCATGTTCTGGCCGGTGCCAGAGTTCAGCGGTACGATGTCGTCCTTCATGCCGGGTAGCGCTGCGCCGTTCTCCGACGCCTCAACGTCCTCCGGGTGAGTCTGACCAGCCGGGTTGACCAGCCAGCGGAACTCCGACGCGAGGATCGCGCCCTTGACCTCTGCCTCAGACAGGACGGAGAGCGAGGCGAAGTCGCCAGCGTTCTGCTCCACTAGGCCAGTGCCGTAGTTGTTGTCGTCGTGCAGTTCCCACGTCAGCGGTCGGTACGGGAGTGTGTCGTCCGTGTACTTGCCGTTGTACTTGTCGGCTAGGTCGATGTCGTCAACATGGTGTGTGACGAGATAGTTCGCCGCACCGTCCCACTTGACCCACGTGAAGTACTTGACCTCGTGGCACGACTGCGGATCAGCCGGGTCCATGTTTCCGTACTTCTGCGGGTGCTGATCCTTGAGGTGCTTCTGCACGTCCGACTCCAGTTCATCGAACCGGACCTTCTCGTGGATGACTGTCTCGATCAGCTTGCCGCTCATGGAGCGCTTGACCGTGAACCGCTTCAACCCCAGCACACGCATCGGCGGATCGTTCGGCTTCTGGCCTAGGATCAGCATGCAGTTGCCTGTGATAATGAGGTGCTTCACAGCCTCGTACAGTTTCGGGCGTACGCCCATCTGATCGAGCGTCTTGATGCAGTTCATTTCCGCAGTGGACAGCATCTGCTGGACACCGCCTGCGTCGAGGTTGAGCTTCTGCATGAGCTTCTGGAGCAGCGCGGACGCCACCTGAAGCCGGAAGAACGGACGAGACGGCGCGAACAGCGCGAGCATGAGTTTGTTCGCAAGGTTGTTGACGGCTTGCGCGCCTACCGATTGGTAATCGGTCTGTAGCTCCTCAGCCTCCTCGTTGTATCCGGGAGGCGTGCAAATTGTTGGAAGGGTGAACGCCGCGTACTTTTCGCATCGGGTCAGCAGAGGTTGTCGCTTGCGCGCCCCTGCTTCCCATGCTTGCTCCGCAGTGAAGTTCAAGTTACGACAGCTTGATCCCTACGCCGCCGCTCGAAGCACCGGCGCTCGATGCCGCGCCCACCTGATAGCGGCGTCGCGGGTCCGAGGAGTCGGCTGCTGCGCCGTTACCGCTCAGGTCCACGCTTGCTGCCTTCTCGGCAGGCGGCGTCGTATTGGCGATCTGCGCGGCGAGTGCCGACTGGTTGATCGCGGCCTGCTGCGCCTGTGCGGCTGCGGCTGCTTGGTTGTTGATGTTGACCTTCTGTGCGTTCGCCGCGTCCGTGGCCTGCTGCGCTTGCTGGGCTGCTGCCGCATTCACGGCGTCGGCCTGCTGCTGCGCTGCGGCTGTGGTGGCATCGGCTACCGCCGTGGTGCCGAGTACGCCGCCGACTGCTGCGCCTACCTCCTTGGTTGCGTCGAAGCCTGTGGCGAGCTTAACGGGGTCTGCGAACTTCTTCGCAAGTTTTACGACTGACTTAATGAGGCCGCTCATGTGAGTTCCTTGTAGAGTGCGTGGGCTTGGGTGCTGTAACCAGCACGGTGATAGACCCGAGCCAAGCGCTCGTCGGAGGAGTTTAGGGCGGTGCCCACCGCTATTCCGACGCAGCCCGCACCGCGTGCGATGTTCTCCATCGCTCTGAGTACGGGTCTGATGCTATGTGCTGCTGGGTCAACCTTGAGGAGCAGTTGCTCGTAGAACACGTCACCGTCCGAGTACCACGGCGCACCGATCTGATACGCGAGGAGGTAGCCGCTAACTAGCAGCACCTCGAAGTCACTGCCGTTGGCGATCTCATAGAAGACCTTGCCTAGGCTCACCGTCCGGTGCCACGACTTGTCCGGGAACTTCACCCCGTACACAGCACGCTCTATGGCGAGCCAGTCATCGTGCGTGAAGTCCTTGCGGGCTTTAACGTTCAATGACATAGCCTGACCGCAGCTTCTTCAGTACCTCCTGCACGCCAAGTTGATACCCGGCCATGAGGTCCGTGGTTTGATTGGTGACTACCGGCGGTGTGAGTTCCCGCTCCAGCCGGGCGTATGCGTCCGGGTCGAGTCGAATAAGAATCTGCTCTTTCAATGGTTGCTCCGTTTCGGTGTCTTCCGAGTTGACCGTAATCGAATTCGGTTCGCTCGGAAGACATACATCATGCAAAGAAGAATTTGCTGGTGAGAACTTGGCGCAAATCCAAGTCACCGCTTTTGGGTAGCGCAGGCAGGCCGCTGTAGCTATTGCTGAAATCACGCAACGGATTGAACGTCTCATACATCCTCACAAAGTTTTCTCGGATCAACTCGTACAGCCGCTGAGTGTCAGCCGCATGCGTACCGTAATCGTCGTGGATCATCGCCAGTGAACTGATACCCTCGTCCTCGCAATCACATACAGTCATCGTCAAGTGAGAAGCATCCATGCTGTGTACGAAGTTAGGAGCAATCCCGTTCTTATGCCGGTTAGCACTAGGATCGTCACCCTCCATACCCACCCTGATACGCACCCCACCCAGTAACAGTGACCGTACGTGTGTAAGCTCAATCTCGTTATAGTGCTGAACGACATGGAACCCGCTAGGAGCAACCCAACCGATCTGTGGCTGGCCGCTTTTAATTAGGGTGTTCGCACACTTCTGCAACCAACTCATAGCTTCAGACGCGGCGATAACAACCTGACCAATCGCATCCCATACAAGGTGAGACAGGAAGTTCGAAGCGAACGGATACTCCGACTTCTCGAACTCGTCAGCCTTCCCCTGCTGTAAGTAGTCCTTATGGATGAAGTCAGCACAAGAGAAGCGAGTGGAGCCATAAGGCAACGTCATGACCGAGCGCTTAACAATCGTCCGGTTCATTCCGTGTGCAATCCACCGCTGGCAGAAACTCCAATCGCGCTCGGTTACCTGATCCTGTTTCAGGTCGGCTAGTTTCAGCCCCACTACGTCAGCAACCTGCTGATAAATGTCGTTCGGCTTTACACCCGGTACGAGGTTAGTCGCCCGTCCTCCGACAGAATCTCGCAGCATTGCCGAGAAGTGCTGTAGGCCATTGCAACTACCGTCGAGCCCAACCGGGATTCGAGAAGTGAAAGTGCTTGGCGCTGCTCTCCACTGAGCGTATTCGATTGCCCACGCAAGAAATTGAAGGGGGCTGTCCGCTGTTGACCAGCCTGTGTGCGCGACGGGATCAGTTCCCCACTCGATGATGAATTGGTCATTCTCTTCTACCCATTTGATGCGTTCCTCGAAGGTCACCTTGTCGATGCCGTAGCGATTAGCGCCGTTTATCTTGAACCACTCGACAGCCTTCGGCGTGTCCAACGGCTTACCATCTGCGAAGCGCAGGAGCGCCTTCTGAAGGTCGCTGCCCTGCGGTGATACACCGTTCGACTGTGCGTACAGTCGGCCTCGGAAGTCGGCCTGATACAGGAAGTAGATCGCGGGGTACTGAGCGAACTTGTTCGCCGTCCGCGTCGCCGTGTA